AACAATTCGGACGTTGCAACATCAAACGCTAATATCTTGGTGAGAATAAACCACCACCAATATAGAAGCAGAACAGGCATAGCATAATAGAGGAGAATAACTATGGCAATATCACGATCACAACTAGTCAAAGAACTAGAGCCAGGTTTGAATGCTTTATTCGGCCTGGAATATAACAGATACGAAAACCAGCATGCTGAAATTTTCGTAACTGAAACATCTGACAGAGCTTTCGAAGAAGAAGTAATGTTAAGCGGTTTTGCTTCTGCACCAACTAAACAAGAAGGTGCTGGAGTAGTGTTTGATACAGCGGGTGAAACATTCACAGCTAGATACAACCACGAAACAATTGCTTTAGCATTTGCTATTACTGAAGAAGCAATCGAAGACAACCTATATGACAGATTAGCTGCAAGATACACAAGAGCTCTTGCAAGATCTATGTCAAATACGAAGCAAGTTAAAGCTGCTAACGTATTGAACCAAGCGCAATTTGCTGCTGTGACTGGTGGAGACGGTGTTCCGTTAATAGCGAACAACCACCCATTAGCTACTGGTGGTGTATTCTCAAACGTTCTTACTGTTGCTGCAGACCTTAACGAAACTTCACTTGAGCAATCGTTAATCGACATCGCAGGATTTGTAGATGAAAGAGGATTAAGAATCGCTTCTCAAGGTAGAAAAATGATAATTCCAAAAGAATTACAATTTACTGCTGAGAGATTGATGAAGTCTCCTCAAAGAACTTCAACTGCTGATAACGATATCAACGCAATCGCCTCAATGGGAATGGTACCAGAAGGGTACTCAGTTAACAATTTTTTAACTGATACTGATTCTTTCTTCCTATTGACTGATGTGCCTAACGGATTAAAACACTTCGTTAGATCACCAATCAAAACTGCGATTGAAGGTGACTTCGATACTGGTAATGTAAGATTTAAAGCTAGAGAAAGATACTCTTTTGGATTCTCTGATCCAAGATGTATTTTTGGTAATGGAAATCTACCAACTAGCTAATAGTTAATAATAAATATTAATTACTCTAAAGGGGCGGTGTTCACATCGCCCCTTTTTTTATGTATAATAAAATTACCTAGAATAAATAATTTTGTAGACTGACTAGGCAGACGGTATAGAGACTACAAAATAAAACGCTATACAAGGAGAATATTATGGCAAATACTACATTTGACGGACCAGTCAGATCAAAAAATGGTTTTATTAATTTAGGACCTGCTGCAGTGAAAGCTGTTACTTTAGCAACAGATTTAAATGTTGCTGACCATGCTGGAAGATTAGTAACAATGGATCCAGCAGCAACACCTACTGCAATTACATTACCAGCAATTGTTTCAACTGCTGATTCTGCTATCGCAGGACCAGGAAGTGATCCAAATAATGCAAACACAATAGGTACAACTTTTGAAATTCTTTTTATTGATGATTTCACGGGAACTATCAAAACTGCTAGCACAGATGACAAATTTATTGGTGCTGCTACAATCGGTATTGATGCGTCAGTAGCTGGTAAACAATTTGTTGTAGCAACTAATGACAATGAAGTTAATCTAAATGGTGAAGCTGGAGCATCTGTTGCCACAACAGGTGGTCTTAAAGGTTCAAGAATTAAATTTACTGCAATTGCAGCTAACTTATATGCTGTAGAGGGTCAGCTTGTTGGTTCTGGAACACTAGCAACACCTTTTGATGCTCAATAATAATTAATTAGTGGCTCTCTTCGGAGAGCCACAACTATAGGAGAAAATTATGGGTGGAGGAAGTTTTTCATCAGATCAATCGAGTGCTCATGCTATATCTACTGCACAAATGGTAGCTCAAAATAAAAGAGCAAGACTTACTTCGATACAAGCTAAAGGTAACGCTAGTGGATCTATCATTTTTAAAAGTGGTGGTGCTTCAGGTACTACGATAGCGACTTATTTGTTTGGTACTGAAGGTTTAGATATGTATCTACCAGGAAATGGTATTTTGTTTGATGATGGTATTCATGCAACGATTGCTGGAACTACTGGTGTAACAATTACATTTACATAAGATGGATTTAGAATATTACGCTGATATTCTGGAATTAAAAAGAGGTGGTGATGTTCAACCACCTAAAACAAAAAAATATTTTAGGGCAACTAAATCAGGTGCAGGGATGACTGCAGCTGGAGTTGCAAGATACAGAAGAGAAAATCCTGGATCTAAATTAAAAACGGCTGTGACTGGAAAGGTCAAACCTGGCTCAAAAGCTGCAAAACGTAGAAAGAGCTTTTGTGCGAGGTCAGCGGGGCAAATGAAAAAATTTCCTAAAGCTGCCAAAGATCCGAATTCAAGATTAAGACAAGCTAGACGGAGATGGAAATGCTAGTTTATGTCTTACCTGAATGCTAACATACCACCAATATATTGTAAGGTAAGAAAGGAGTATCTTTATGATCTTAAAAAACATCACGGAGAAAGTGAAGACTGTGTGGTCTTCGGTCTTACATCCATTTCAGGACGTGCGATCTTATTTAACATCATGCTTCCCAACGGTGCATGCTTTTGGCGTTTGCCTATCTCAGCGTTTTTCCAAAAACAGTTTGATAGAGCCGATGTGCCGAATATGCAGACGCACGAGTTGGAATTGTGGAACTGTTTTAGTTATTGGCCTAGTGTTCATCGCTTTGATTGGTTGGCTGGTATAAAAGGAAAATATTTAGGCCTAGATAAAAAATTTTATCATGGAGAATATTTATTCACGATTGATTGGGGGCATCCAGATGTTAATATATTGGATGTTGAGCATTCTGAAATACCTCAAGAACATAAGTGTGCGCATATATTGGCTCTTGCTAACGGTAATTATGCAGCTCAGCCTAATAATCGTATTCTTTGGCACGTTAACAGTTATACTACTGATGACAGCTGGCCAGATTACAAAGTTCAGACTACATACTGGGACGCAGAAGATAACAACATGGTTACAGAAGATTCGGACAAAATGTTTTACGAAATGGAAGAAAAAAGAGAAAACACTGAGTCAAATGTTACAAGAGGGGTTCGAAAAAGAACAAAATGATTGATAAATTTATTTACAAATGTTTTGAAGCACTAGACAAAGTATGTGAATGGATGGATAATTTATTTAGTAAGAAAAAGAAAAAATGAGTAATAAACCATTAAATATTGGAGAAGAGGCACGGGTGCAGATGCCGATGAAAACGGTAGCTAGCTTAATCGTGCTTGTGGCAATGGGCGTGTTCGCTTATACGGAGCTTACTGCGAGGTTAGTATCGTTAGAGACATCAAGAGAGTTATTTGAAAATGATTTATTAAAACGAAGTGAACAAGTCCCCATCGATCAGGAGCAACATTTTTTGATTGAAGATCTTTACAAGTCTGTAGAGAAAATGGAAGAGACCCAAGAGATGAACATGACCAATAAGGTTAATATCGAATTTTTAAGAGAGCAACTAGATCAAGCATTGTCTGATATCGAAGAGCTGAAAGATAAAGTTAGAGCAAACGGGAGTCATCAATGACAGAGTTAGTAATAGCCCTACTTATGATTGTACAAGGAGAGATTAAGGAGGCACGTATCCAAACCTCAATGTCTGATTGTTTGAAAGGGGCACGTGTAGCTAAACGTCAATTAAAAGCTAATGGAAATGTTAAGTACCAATGCATAAAGTCGATGGCTGAGCTCGAGTCGAACATAGACGGATCAAAATCAATAAAAAAATTGATTTTGGAATGAAATTTATTTTAGTAATGGTTCTTTGTAGCAAAATTGCTGCAAATGAATGTAAACCTTTTATGCCTAAGCAAGAAATATTTGATAGTTATAAAGATTGTGCAAGATATGGTTACAGTCATGCTTCTGAAATTATGAATGGATTAGAAGATAAATTTATTGAAGATTATCAAGCTTACATAGTTTTCAATTGCAAACCACATAGTTCTATAATATAATAAGTTATGAATTTTAAATTTGATTTATTAAAAGCTACTAGAGACAAAAGAATTAAAGAATCAGCTACTGCGATTTTAAGAAAAAGAAGTAGAGATTCTGTTGCAAGGCCTAGAGCTGAAAAAAATATATTAAATAATAATCCTAATATGCAAAAAATATAAAATTCATTTAAAAGTGAATCTTTTATCATTAAGACTTTGCGTTCATGACTCAAATATTTCATATTTTGATGGTAGTGAAATTTACTACATTAAAACTGAAAGATTAAAAAATATAAAACATCACGCAATTGATAACCTTTGGGAATGGAAAAAAATAATTTATGATCTATGGAATTTGAAAGAGAATGATTTAGATGATGTTAGTATAATATTTGATCCATGGAGATATGGATTAGAATTTGATAAAAATAATTTTTTTCCTATAAAAGATTGTAAAATATTAAACGCTACTCAAATTAATCATCACTATGCACATGCGTTAAGTAATGATCTATATTTTGGTGATTTTAAAAATCATGTAGTTATTGATGGTTTTGGAGACTGGTCGGATTCAGCTTCAATAATAACAAATCATAAACTAGTTGATGTAATTAATAAAGATATGCATGGTTCTATAGGTTTAGAATATAGTATGATAGGTTCTAATATTTTTGGTTTGAAAGCACACCCAAATGATTTTGCTGGTAAAGTAATGTGCTTACAAGCTTATGGTAAATTTGATCCCATTTTGTATAAAGAATTTAAAAATCTAACTATTAAAAATATAAATGTATTATGTAATTTTTCAAATTATATTAAATATAAAGGAAGTGAAAAATTAGCTGAATTAACCAGATTAGATTGGTGGAACACTGTACACAAAAAATTAGGGGAAATTATTTTAGATTATATTTTAAATTTTTTCAAAAAAGATGATTACATATCATATTCAGGAGGAGTTTGTCATAACATTATATGGAATACATTTCTTAAGAATAATTTACCAAATCTGAAGATAAGTGCACACTGTGATGATGAGGGTCTTTCTTTAGGAGGTCTTAAATTTTTACTAAATAAAAATAAAATCAGTAATTTTAAAATTAATTATTTTCAAAGTGATGAAGCACCAAATACAAAAATTGAAGAGAAAAGATTACAAAAAATAGCTAGACTATTGAGTAACGGTAAAATTATTGCACTTTATGACGGTCATGGTGAAGTAGGTCCAAGAGCATTAGGTTATAGATCTTTGTTAATAAGTCCTTTTACTAATAATGCAAAAGATAAAATTAACAAGATAAAAAAAAGAGAATCTTTTAGACCTTTTGGTGGCGTTGTGCTAAATGAGGATAGAGATAAATATAGTGACCTAAAATGGGAAAATCCACAAATGCTTTATAATAGCAAAATATTTAACGTGAAAGAATTAGAACATGTAGACGGCACATGTAGAATTCAAACTGTAAAAAATGGTAATTTATATAAAATATTAAAGTATTTTAAAGAATTAACAGGAGAGTCTATTTTATTAAATACAAGTTTAAATACTTCAGGATATCCTATAATAAGTAATTTACAAAATTTAAAAAAATTTAAAGAACAAAATAAAGAAGTAATAACATTTTATGGAAATCAAGAAATATAAAATAGTAGATAATTTAGTCAAAGAAAAATATTGTGATTATTTATTTAAATTAATTAACAAGGATGATTTTCCCTGGCACGTCAGTGATATCAATGCGAATGATTCTAATAGGTATTTCACACATACTTTATTTAAACACTATTGGTCTTCACAATATTTAAATGAATTTTTTCCATTACTAGATGCTATAGGCATTAAAGCTCTAATAAGAATTAAAATAAATTTTTATCCAAAAACTAATATTATTGAAAAACACGCAAAACATAAAGATTATGATTATACACATAAAGCAGCAATTTTTTCCCTTAACACTTGCAAAGGTGGTACTTATGTGGAAGAATCATTTATAGAATCTAAAAAAAATAGATTACTTAAATTTGATGGAAGTTTAAATCACTGTAGTACATCTACAGACAATAAAAATGGTAGAATAAATATAAATTTTAATTATTTTTAATATGAATCTGAGTCGTAATTTTACCCTTCAAGAGTTAATTAAATCTGACACTGCAATCAGGTTAGATATCAATAACAATCCAAACTCAGGTCAGATAGAAAAATTAAAAGCACTTTGTGAAAATATTTTACAGCCAGTACGTGATCACTTTGGTAGAGTAAAAGTGACTAGCGGATTTCGTAGTGAACAACTTTGTATTAAGATAGGTAGCTCTGTAAATTCACAACATGCCAAAGCCGAGGCGGCAGACTTCGAAGTAATGGGCACAGACAACGCTGAATTAGCTGATTGGATTTATAATAATTTAGAATTCGATCAATTGATACTCGAGTACTACATTCCTGGCGAACCCAACTCGGGCTGGATCCACTGCAGCTATGTCCCTGACCAACCTAGAAAACAATTCTTACACGCGTATAAATCAGAGGGTAAAACAAAATATAAACCAATAATAGGAAAGGCAGTGGATTTAGTATGACTATAGGCAGATCACAAATATCAAAACAAGTTGAAGGTAAGTTACGTGGTGCGAGAGACGAGAAGAAAAAAAAGAAGAGAGGAGAAATAGCTATCAAGCGTAAGAAAAACCCATTGTCTAGGACTTTTACTGCCTAATAAAAAATGTTATAATCTTGCATGACTAAATTATGTGCAAGAGGCAAAGCTGCCGCAAAAAGAAAATTCCGTGTTTATCCCAGTGCATATGCTAACGCCTACGCTAGCAAGATTTGTGCGGGTAAAATCAAAGATCCATCAGGTGTAAAAAGAAAAGATTTTAAAGGACCAAAACCAGCTGGCAAAAAAATAGGTGGAGAAGCAAAGGTTAAAGAAGTTGCTAAAGCTCTTCACAAAGCATCTGGTTTACACAAAGCTCAAGCTAAAGCTTTGGACTCAGTAACTAAAGCTAATGAAGGATTAGCTATAGAGGTTTTAAAAGAAGAGTCACAAAAAATTATAGATAATTTTCCAAAGAAAAAGAAAAAGAAATATGTAAGAGAACCTCAATCTAGAGATAAGTTTCAACCATCTAAATCTATGTTAGTAGACTACGGTAAAAAAGTTACAACAGTAGAAAATTATTCTAGAGGTGGAGGAATTGCTATAAGAGGTATGGGATTCAAAGGAGTATTCTAATGAGTCTTAAAAAATGGTTTTCAGAAAAATGGGTAGATATTGGCAGCAAGCGAAAGGATGGTTCCTACGCACCATGCGGTCGATCAAAATTGAAAGCAGACAAAAAAAGGGCTTATCCAAAATGCGTGCCTGCTGCAAAAGCAGCAAGGATGACAGACTCTCAAAGGCGGAGTGCCGTTGCGAGAAAAAGAAGTAAGCCTCAAGGAGTCGGTGGTAAACCAACGAATGTGAGCACCTTTACCAAGAAGTATTACGGTGGTATGATTGAAGTATGAGTGAAAAATTATTTAAAGCTGGTCAAGCTCTATCAAGAGCATATAAAAAAGTTGACGATTTTGCACAGAAAGGTTTAATTACAACTTTAAAACAAAAATTTAAAGGTAAGACACCTATTAGTACAGGAAACGTTTTAAGTAAAAGTAAAGAGTTAGTTAAATTTAATCCTAAAAAAGCATTACCAGCTACGCTTCCTAAAGCAGCTAAAAAATTAGGTAAGCTAGGTAAAGTAGCTAGATTTGCTAGAGCAGCAACACCTTTAGCATTAGGATTTGAAGCTGCTAATCTTGCTTATAAAGTTGCAACACTTTCACCAGAAAAGAAAGCTAGTGTTAAAAAATTAAAAACAAAATTAAGTAAAGTAAGCACAAAAGATTATCATGCTGACCTTATGAAAATGAGATTAGGAGGAGATACAATGTTAAAGAACCCAAAAAAAGCTGACTTAGATAAAGATGGCAAATTATCAAGTTACGAGAAAAAAAGAGGAAAAGCCATCGAATCAAATATGATGAAAGCCAAAGCGGGAATGTCAATAGAGGGTGATGATAAAAGAGATATAAGAAAAACTGAGTCTATCATTGGTGCATCTAAAAGTTCTAAAAGAGAAAAAAAAGTTATGAAAAGATCTATAGGTGGTGAATCAAGAGGTTATGGTGCAGCAAGAACTTCAGGCATGGGTCTACAAGATGAACAATTACCACCGGGAAAGTCTTTGGATTATTACAAAGATATAATGTAATGAATTATGGCTACGTCAGGAACTACAGCATTCGATTTAAATATCGATGACATTATTGAAGAAGCATACGAGAGATGTGGTATGCGTACTAATAGTGGAAATGATTTACGTAGTGCAAGAAGAAGTTTAAATCTTTTATTTTCTGAATGGGGTAACAGAGGAATTCATCTTTGGAAAGTTACACTAAATGAAGTGGCTTTGGTTGCGGGAACAGCCACATATTCTGTAGCATCAAATGTAAATGATGTTTTAGAGGCATACATATCAACCACAAATGCTGCTGGAAATACTTCATCAACGAACGATATATCTTTAACAAAAATTGATAGATCTGCATATGCAGCTCTTCCAAACAAATTACAAACAGGACAACCTTCGCAATATTTTGTAGATAGGCAGACAACGCCTACAATAAATTTATATTTGGCTCCTGATGCAACGACTTATACAACATTAAAATTTTATACAATTAACAGAATTGAAGATGCGGGTGTGTATACAAATCAAGCAGATGTTGCTTATAGATTTTTACCGTGTATGTGTTCAGGTCTTGCTTACTATTTAGCACAAAAAAGAGCACCAGATAGAATTCAATTATTAAAACAACTTTATGAGGATGAATTATTAAGAGCATTAAATGAAGATGGCCAAAGGGCATCTGTCTATATATCTCCTCAAACTTATTTTGGAGATGGAGTATAATGTCATACGCAACTGGTAAAAGATCAAAAGCAATATCTGATAGATCAGGAATGGCTTATCCATACAAAGAAATGGTAAAAGAATGGAATGGTTCTTTAGTTCATATATCTGAGTTTGAACCAAAACATCCTCAACTAGATCCACCATACCACAAGGCAGATGCAATAGCTTTAAAAAATCCAAGGGTGATGAAATTTCAACAACCTTCTCAAGAATTTCAAAATGATAATACTATTTCAGATTCAGGTGGTATTCATGTTGGTGTTGCTAATTTATCATTACCGGGAGACTTTGCCTTTAGAACACAAGAATTTAATGTAACAACAAATGGTATAACAACAACTATTCATAGTATGGTTCCCGAAGATCCATCATTGCAAAATAGAAGAAGAGAACTCATTTCTTTAATTGGTTCAGTAGGAGTAAGTATTTCGTAATGGCAATAACTCATGCAAATTTTTTAACACAAGTAAGAAACTACACTGAAGTAGATGCTAATGTTTTAAGTGATTCTATTATTCAAGAATTTATTAGAAACGTTGAATTAGATATAGCTGGTAAAGTTGATTATGATGATTTAAGAAAATACGCAACATCTAATTTCACAGCGGGTAATAGATATGTTTCTTTACCATCAGATGCTTTAGTTATTAGATCTGTGCAAGTAATAGATGGCAGCACTAGAATTTTTTTAGAAAAAAGAGATACTAGTTTTATTTCTGAGTTTAATAGCACTGGTGTACAAGGAACGCCTAAATATTATGCGAATTGGGAAGATAACGTACAAACAGGAAATATTATTTTAGTGGCACCAACTCCAGCTTCAGCTTTGACTGTACAAATAAATTACATAAAAGATGCACCAAATTTTACTAGCTCAAACAACACCTATCTTTCTCAACATCAAGAATCTATGTTATTGCATGGAGTATTAGCAGAAGCTTTTAGATTTTTAAAAGGACCCGACAATCTGTACAACCTCTATCAAACAAAGTATACTGAAGAAGTACAGAATTTTGCCCTACAACAAATGGGTAGAAGAAGACGTGGAGAATACGATGATGGAGTGCCAAGAATTGTTGTTCCATCTCCTTCTCCAAACAAATAATTAAAGGAGGCCAATTATGGCAATAACAACAAACGCAATTTGTGATTCTTTTAAGAAAGAGTTACTACAAGGTAAACATGATTTTGATACATCATCTGATACATATAAATTAGCGATGTATGGATCACCAGCTACTTTAGGAAAATCTACTACAAACTATACTACATCTGGAGAAGTGTCTTCTCCTTCTGGTTATTCAGCGGGCGGAAAAGCTTTAGTAAATCAAGGTGTAAAAGTTTCATCATCGGTAGCAATAACTGACTTTGCTGATTTATCTTTTGTAGGTGTTACTCTTACTGCAAGAGGAGCATTAATTTATAATACAACAACTGATGGTGGTTCAAACACTACAGATGCTGTAGCAGTGTTAGATTTTGGTGCAGAAAAAACTGCAACTTCTGGAACATTTACAATTCAATTTCCAGCGTTTACAACTTCTGCTGCAATTTTGAGACTTGCATAAGGAATAAAATGATATGGCTACTGGATGGGGACGTAAGACATGGGGAGCATCCGAATGGGGAGATCTTTCTGACGAAATAGTTTCCGTCAGTGGCATATCATTAACATCATCAATCGGTTCTGAATCTGTAACAGCAAATGCTGACGTTTCAGTATCTGGAATTCAAATTACATCTTCTCAAGGTGCTGCTGTTGGAGGTACCTCTGCTGTAGTACAAGTTACTGGTAGTTTGGAATCAATGGCTGTTGGTAGCACAGTAATTGGTATAGGTGTTCCTGTCACAGGAATTTCTGCAACCTCTAACATTGGTGCAGCTACAGTTGATGAATCTCAATTAACAGGTATTGGTTGGGGTAGACGAACTTGGGGTAATCTTGCATGGGGTGGTGCTTACTCAGTTATTGCTACTGGTCAAAGTTTAACCTCATCGATAGGTGATGCAGTCGCATCAATTGATGTTTCTGTATCAGTCACAAGTGCAGGAGAATTAACTTCAACATTTGGAAGTTTCTCTTTACAAATTGATCAAGATATAACAGTCTTTGCTGCTGAAGACCAACTTGATTTTACAATTGGATCACTAGAATTTGATGCTGATGCTAACGTAACTGTTTCTAGTGCTGGATCATTAACTAGTTCAATTGGAAATACTGTAGCGGGTTTAAAAACTCCTGTAGATGTAAGTGGAATCCAAGCAAGTATGAGCTTGGGTACATTTACTTTAGTTCAAACAACAGTTGAACAACCTTCAGGTCTTCAAGCTACGATGTCTCTTGGACAACATGCTGAAATTCCAGGACAAATTATAGGAGTTTCTGGTTTACAATTAAGTGGATCTATAGGTCAAGTTTCTATTGATGCTGCGGCAGAAATTGATGTATCAGGCATACAAATGACTGCATCTGTTGGAAGTCCAAATATTACAGCGTGGGCTGAAATTGATCCAGGTGTATCAAATACTTGGACACCAGTTGATTTGGCTGCATGATTAATGTAAAATAATAATATTTAAGGAGATAAAATTTTATGGCATCTAGTTATTCTACAGATCTTAAACTCGAATTAATGGTGACTGGTGAAAATGCTGGTACTTGGGGTGATAAGACAAATACAAATTTAAATTTAGTACAACAAGCAATTGCTGGTTTTGAACAAGTAACACTTTCTTCAGGAGGGACTGTTGCACTTGTAATGTCAGATGGTGCTTTATCAAATGCAAGGAATTTAGTAATAAAATTTGCTACTGCTACAATTGCTGCAAGCACAGTTTGTACTATTCCAGATTCAATAGAAAAATTTTATATTTTTGATTGCTCAGGATTAACTAATCCATCAAACCTAACTATTAAAACTGCATCAGGTACAGGATTTACCCCAGACGCTGCAAAAATATATGCTGCTTATGCTGATGGAACAAATTTAAACGAAGTATCTTTAGATACTTTAGGCGGAACAATAGGAACTGCGCAAGTAGCAGACGATGCAATAACTAATGCTAAAATTGCTGACGATGCAATTAGAGCTGCACAACTTTCTGACAACGCAGTTGTAACTGCTGCAATTAACAATGATGCTGTTACAGTTGATAAAATGGCGGATGATGCCGTAGGTGCTGATCAACTTATTAATACTTCTGTAACTGCAGGATCTTATACTCTTGCTTCAATAACAGTTGATGCACAAGGAAGATTAACTGCAGCATCTAGCGGATCAGCGGGTGGTAATTTATATCAACCTAAACAGTTAATTAGTGGACCTTCATCAGGAACGTATACTACTGGAGCTAATTCTTCTAAATTAAATATTTTTATGTGGGGAGCTGGCGGAGGAGGAGCTAAAAGAAGAAACAATAATGATGGTCAACCTGGTGGTGAAGCAACTTTTGGTTATAGTGCTGCAGTGCCAGTCTCTGCAAGTACAGGATACCCTTATGTAGTAGGAGGAGGCGGCAATGGTGGTATGGGACAAAATTCTTTCCAAGCTGGTAGTGCTGGTAACGTTACTAACTTTGCAGGACTTCAAGCAAATGCTGGAGGTGGTGGTCCTAATGGTCCACAAAATGGTTCAGGGTCAAATGGAACAATATCTTTTACAAATGAATTTAGTGGAGTTCCAAGAAGATTTTGGAACGTAGGACCTACAAGTGATACAATGTCCAGTGGATCTGATCAAGTAAATGGAGGTTATGGTTTGAAAGGTTTAGCACCAAATGCTCCTGGTTTCTTTTTAATAAATCCTGGAGAAAGTGGAAATCCTGGGGGTTTATTAATTTGGGAAGATAGTGACGGTTAGGAAAAATTATGGCTAAATATTTTATTTTTAGAAACACATCAGAAACAGAAAATCTTCATGCAATAGCAGAAAGCGATGCAGAAAAAAATTCTTTTTTTTGGTTAGATGATTCATTAAAAGTTTTAGAAGTTTCAGATGCAGATTTTGATAAAGTGCAAACTAATAAAGCTTATGCTACTTGTGATAGCAGCAACAATATTACTGTTACTGATCACGATTCTCTAAGTTTAGATAAAGCTGGATTAGACGGATATGTTCCTGACTTAATAGAGAGAATAGAGCATTATATTTCAAACAACGAAAATCACTCTATGTGGGGAGATTGGAATAATTATTATAATTATCTAAAAAGTTTAGATACATCTTCTTTAAATTATCCAATGGTGACATGGGAAGATTACTGTAAAACAAACTCAATACCTTTTAAAAGTTTATTGCAATTACCGTAAATAGTATTACTATTTATACATGTTAGAAAATTGCATAGAATTTCAAGCACCTAAGTATTACATTGATTTAAAAGAAGAATTACCACAACCGATAAAATTTAATTTACCTGAATGGTATAAAAAATTAATTCACAACAGAGATAACTTGACTGTAAAAGGATGTAGACCATTTTTTGAAACTCTCACAAGTGGTTACTTATTACGTTTACCAGCTGATTATAAAGTTAAATTTAATAAGTTTAGAGGCGATACTGATGTGCAAGTTCAAGGTATTCATAACACCAAGAAACACGTAGATCCTAACTTAAATGTAAATGTTCAAGAAGAACATGATAAATTTCAGCTTGAAGGTTCACCATTAATTAAAAAAAATTTAGATAAACATATTCAAAAATTTATAAATCCATGGATAATTAAAACACCACCGGGATATTCATGTTTATTTGTACCCCCTTTAAATAATGCAGATGATAGATTTTCTATAATTCCTGGCATTGTTCATACAGATAAATATCACTCAGAAATAAACTTTCCATTTACAATAAATGGTGATAAGTATCCTTGCATTGAGGATACATTTGAAAAAGGAACTCCTTACGTACAAGTTATACCTTTTAAGAGAAGCAGTTGGAAAATGAAAATAAGTTCAAAAGATAGTGATCATTTTTATAAATGGGGAATTCAACACGTACTTAAATTAGTGCATCTTCTAAAATCTAAGTGGTGGAGTAAAACATCATGGAAGTAAAAGATTTAATAAGAATAAGAGATGATATTTTACCCAAGCAAATTTTAAATAACTTTACTAGAGTAATTAAAAATGAAAAAATTTTTAAATTACAAACAGCGACCATAATAAGAGATAAAGGAACAGTTGATAAAAAAGTAAGAGATACACAATGCATGCATTTTACAAACAATTCAGATTCTGCATGTGTTACTCATTGGTCAAATTTATTGTATTGTTTTTTTAATTATCGGATTGAAGAATATCCAACTTTGATAAAAATGCCATTATTTGAACATCCAAAAATACAAGATATTCAATTATTAAAATATGAAAAAGATGGATTTTACAATTGGCACGTTGATCATGGAGGCACTGTACCTAGAACTTTAAGTTTAATTTTTTTAGTTAATGATGATTACGAAGGCGGTGAATTATGTTTTATAAACCCTGATGGAACAGATCCGATAAAAATACCAGTTAAAAAAAACAGATTAATAATATGGCCTTCTAATTTTTTATATCCACATAAAGTAGAACCCGTAAAGAAAGGAGTTAAATATTCAATAGTAGCATGGGCATTATAGGAAAAGATTTTAAATATAAAAAAGTTAGTAATTTTCTTGAAGATAATGAGAGAGAATTAATATTTTATACATGTAAACTTAGACATGAAGGTAATGTTAAATATTTTGATATTGATTTTAACAAAAACGGTGATTCTGGTTTTTATGGAGACAATTATATGGAATCATTGTTAATGTTAAAATTACCCTTAATGGAAAAACTAACTGGTAAAGAACTTTGGCCGACTTATTCTTATTGGCGTGCTTACACACATTTAGCTGAATTAATAAAACATGAAGATAGAGAATCTTGTGAAATATCTGTGACAGTTAATGTAGGAGGTGATGGAACTGATTGGCCAATATATATTGATGATAATGAAATATTATTAAAACCTGGTGATGCAGCAATTTATCTTGGTATGGAACTTACTCATTATAGAAAAGAATTTTTAGGAGATTTTCAGTTTCAAACTTTTTTACATTATGTAGATAAGAATGGACCTTACAAAAATTTTAAGTATGATAAAAGACAAAAAATAGGAGGTATGAAAGTATGAACTTTAGACAATTAAAAGATGGTGGTTGTAATATAGAATTTTCTTGGAGAGAAAGATTCATACTTTTTATTAAAGGTAGAATACACTTACAACCAGAACCTTTTAAACATTTTATAAATCATTTTGCAAAAATGATTGCCAATTGGCAAGTTTCATTACCAAAAAATGTTAAGGATGTTATGACAAATAAAGATTCTAAAATTGATGGAAAATAATTATTTAAGAGTTGAAGATAATTATTTAAGCGATAGTTCTCTATTTAAAATAAAAAAATTAAATTTTGACTGTAATTTCCCACTATTTAAAAATTACGTTAAACCTAATTTTTATTTAGGTGAATACAAATTTCATTTAGAACATACTTTGTATTATAACAATAATATTACTTCAGATTATATTTATCTTTTAGATGAAATTTTAAAAAAAATAAATCCTAAAGAAATTCATTATGCAGCTATAATACAAATATTTAAAAATTCAAAAAAAATTAACACTCCAACAATAACAGTGGATAGTCATAATACTTATAATTTTGTATTGTTTATAGATTGGTCAAATTTAGAACTTAATTTATTAGGTGGATCAACAATAGATTCAAAACAAAATAGAGCCGTGTTTTATAAAAACAGTTTAAAATCTAATTTTTGTCCACAAACTAATATTCCAATATCGTCTTTCTTGAAGATAAACTATAGTGTATAATGAGATATGCCTTTAACAAGAGTAAATATAGCCCCAGGATTTAACAAACAAGTCACTCAAACAGGAGCCGAGGGAAAGTGGACTGATGGTGATTTTGTAAGATTTAGATATGGACTACCTGAAAAAATAGGTGGTTGGGAACAAATACTTGAATCAACTTTAATTGGAGCAGCAAGAGAACAATTTATTTGGGCTGATCTTGATGGTAGAAAGTATGCTGCAATAGGGACAAACAAAGTATTAGTAATTTATTATGAAGGAGCCTTTTTTGATATTACTCCTCTAGGTACTGCTTTAACTAGTTGTACTTTTGATACGGTAAATACTTCAGCAACCGTAACTGTAAATAAAGCAGCTCACGGTCTAGAACCTGGAGATATATTTTTATTTTCATCTGTGACACCACCAACAGGGGCAGGGTATATTGCATCTGATTTTGAAACAAATCCTTTTCAAGTTGTCACTGTTCCTAATAGTGATGAATTTACAATAACCATGGCAAGCGCAGCAGGAACCACGGTCAACGGCTCTGGATCTGCAACAGTTACTCCATATATAAAACCAGGTGCTCTAGGTTCGACATTTGGATTTGGATGGGGTACAGGACTTTGGGGTGGTGGCCAACAAGTATTTAGTACATTGAATGGAGCATTACTAGATGATACTGCTGGAACTGGTGGATCAGGGACTTCAATTACACTTGCATCCACAACAGGTTTTCCATCAACAGGAACAATAAAAGTTGGTGCAGAATTTATTTCATACACAGGCGTTTCATCTAATGATCTTACTGGAATTACAAGAGCTGCAGCGGGTACAAGATCAGCTCACTCAAGCGGAGCTGGAGTTGAAGTTTTTACTGGTTGGGGTATAGAGTCATTATCTCAAACACTTACAACAGATCCTGCATCTTGGTCATTAGATAACTTTGGAGAACAACTAATTGCTACAATTAAAAATGGAAAATCTTTTTCTTGGAATCCTATAAACTCTAATCCAAATGCTTTAAATACAAGAGCAGTAATAATATCTAATGCTCCAACTACATCTGTTATGTCTTTAGTATCTGACAGAGACAGACATTTAATTATGTTAGGTACTGAAACAACTATTGGATCACCGGGAACACAAGACAAAATGTTTATAAGATTTTCGGATCAAGAGAATATTTCAGATTACACACCAACATCAGTTAATACAGCAGGGACTTTTAGATTAGATTCGGGAACAAAAATTGTTGGGGCTATCAAGGGTAAAGATTATACTTTTATTTTAACAGACAACGCTGCTTATGTTATGCAGTTTGTAGGACCACCATTTACTTTTTCTATTAGACAAGTTGGTTCAAATTGTGGATGCATCGGACAACATGCAATGAAATATGTAAATGGTATTGTTTATTGGATGGGTGAGTCAGGCGGTTTTTTTGCTTTTGATGGTACAGTTAAATCACTTCCTTGCGCAGTTGAAGATTTTGTATTTACAACTAAAAACGGTAATAATTTAGGAGTTAATTATTCTGCAGGAGAATCAGTTTATGTTGGACTAAATCATTTGTATGAAGAAATTTGTTGGTATTATCCACAAGCTACATCTGATTTTAACGATAGATATGTATGTTATAACTATCAAGATGGAACTTGGGTGACAGGCTCTCTTTCAAGAACAACTTGGGTAGATGCAAATTTATTTGAAAACCCATATGCTACAGAATTTACTTCAACAGGTGTTGGTACTTTTCCAACCGTTCAAGGAGTTACAAATATTAATGGATCTACAAAATATTTCGAACACGAAAAAGGTGTGAACGAAGTAGATACCGCTGGAAATAAAACAGCTATTCCAGCCTTTATAGAGTCTGGAGATTTTAGTTTAAATCCTGATGGTACAAATGCTGAGTTTTTTATGAGTATGAGAAGATTTGTTCCTGATTTTAAAACTATTCAAGGTAACGCTCAGGTAACAATTTTATTAAGAAATTTTCCAAGTGATACTGAAGCTTCCTCTCCTTTGGGACCTTTTACGGTTTCAAGTTCTACACAGAAAGTGGACACAAGAGCAAGAGGAAGGTTTGCTAGTTTAAAAATTGCAAATACATCTACTGACCAAAATTGGAGATTTGGTACTTTCAGAGCAGATGTTCAACTTGATGGAATGCGTGGATAGATCATTTTTAAATTTTTATGATTAAACCCTATTTTTCGTCATTATTACTTGAACAATATCGTGATGATATTATTAGTTACACTAGAAAAAATTTTTGTTGTGAAAAATTTCCAAAGTGTAATCACCCACTTTTTCAATCAGATAAAAATATTTTTAAAGATCCTAAATTTGTTGATATTAAAAATGAATATTACGAATTAGTAAAAGTTTATTTACAAAAAGATATTGAAATAGTTTATGAATTTGTTTGGTCATATTTAAGTCTTAAAAATCAGACTATAAATAGAGACACGTGGCATTGTCATTTTCAAAAAGAATTTGATGTTGATGCTCATGTATCTGGTATTTTATACTTTGAAAATAGTTCACTAGGCACAGAATTTAAAAATGATAATTTTAGATATATTACAAAAGCAGAAAAAAATAGGTGGTATTTATGGGGATCTGAACTTACTCATAGACCTGAACCTGGAATAAATAAAAAAGAAAGACTTTGCATTGCGACCGCAACTGGTGTAAAATTTAAAAGATAATTATGGCAAGAATAGATATACTAATACCTGAACCAGCTACTGTTTATAGCAGTGAAAATCAAAGACAAGTAACTCAGTCTTTACGAACGATGCAAGATAAGTTAAACACTTCTTATCAACAAGAACTTAAAAACGAACAAGATGCTTTTAATTACTTTTTATCATGACAATAAGATATAAAAATCAAGGTTTCAAACAAGCTAGCACAGGAAAGACTACAGTTTTTACGTGCCCTGCTGATGCAACATGTATAGTAAAAAGTGTTTACTGTGCTAACAACGATGCATCTTCAGCTGTTTTAGTTAATATGAATTTAGTTGACTCATCTGATTCAAGCACAGAGTATGAATTTTTTAGAGATGATGTTGCTGCAAAATCACAAGTTAACGCAACTCCTCAAGGTTTAAATTTAGAGGCTGGCGATTCAATAACTGTTACAGCAGCTACAGGCAGTAATACAATTCAAGGTGCTATAAGTTATGCACAAATAGATAGATCACAGGAGAATGGCTAAACAAAAATTTGTTCATTTTGTACCTAGGCCAAAACCTCGTAAACGTCCTAGAAGACATAAAAAAACTTTATCAAAATCAGAAAAAAGAGATTTCAAAAAATACAATAGGCAAGGTAGAGCTTGAAAAAATTAATACATTATCAATATCCTATATTAAGAGAAATGTTTTTTATGCAGTATGAATTAGAGGACATTGATACGGAATACTTTATTAATAAAATTAACAACAACATTGGTGAGTTAAGTTACAAGACAAATGTAAGTGGTCAGATTACTGATTGGAACACTTTTGTAGACGATAAAAAATTTAATAATATTTTAAATAATTTTTTTGATCAAGTAAAACCTTTTAATATTAAAAGTATAGGATTAGTAGATGCTTGGGGTATTAAAGTAAATGAAGGTCATGCAACTGCAAAACATAATCATGAACCATATAATTATTCTGCATGTCTGTATTTAAATGATGTTGAAAGTGAAATTTATTATCCACAATTAAACTTAAAATTAGATATTAAAAAAAATATGTTTTTGTTTTGGTCAGCATGGTTAAATCACTTTACACCAAAAGTTAAAAAAGGTATAAAATATGCTTTAGTATGTAATTTTCAAGAGAGAAAGAGTTGGTCTAAATGAGTGAGATAAAAAAAATACCAGTAGAAACTAAGGAAATAATTAAACATAAAAGAACGGGTAAAGTTTATGAATCTAAAGCTGCTTTTGATGCTGATGTTAATGACCCCAATACTGATACTACTGTCGATGATTTCAGACAAGATTTAGAGGTAAAGGTAACAAGAGTTAACATAGAAGCATTTACCAAAAAATAATGTTATCAGATTATAATGTTTTATCTATTGATTGTGATTGGATAACGACTTTAAAAAATCAACGAGAATTTTTTCCTTTTATTATTCCAATATTAAATCAAAATAAAAAAATTATTTTTGACATTGATCATCATAATATAAATAAATATTTTAATTTAAAATTTGAATTTTGTAATTTATATAATATTGACCATCACCATGATGCAGGATATCAACCTGAAAAGAATTGGTTACACGAAGGTAATTGGCTATACCATTTAGTAAAAATTTTTCCACAAAAAATAAATTATACATGGGTATGTAATTCAGATTCTGAGCCAATTAGAGATGAATATCATTGGGATATTTTTAGAGATAATATTAAAAAATTTAAATTTGATTATCATTTAAATATAATTAATCAAAATAAATTTGACATTATTTTTATATGTTGTAGTCCTCTATATAATAATCAATTAGGAATAACTACGTATAAAATTTTAGAAAGTATTTATGAAACCTAGAGGTGCTACAGAGATTCAGCATGAGTTATTAATAAAATATGTATCTAAAGATTTATTAAGTAAGTTTCAAATTTGCACATCAATTCCTGGGAAAGTTCCTTTAGATCCAAACAAAATTAATATTCTTTGGCAGAAAAATTCTTGGGATCAGCCTAATTTACAAAATTTTTTTAGAAATAAAGACAGACACCATGAATATGATTGGTATGTTTTTAACTCTCATTGGTGTTATGAAAAATTTAGATATTTTTTTCAAATACCTGAAGATAAATCTATTGTAATTAAGAATGGTGCACATCATTTTCCAAAAAGAAAAAAATATAATCAAGGTGATCCAATTAAAATAATACACCACTGTACCCCTTGGAGAGGACTAAATGTGTTATTACTAGCAATGCAGTACGTAAAAAATAAAAATGTAATTTTAGACGTCTACAGTTCAAATGAAGTATATGGAAGTGAATTTGCTAATAGAGTAAATAAAGATACAGAAGAGTTATTTGAACAAGCTAAAAAATTACCTAATGTAAATTACATAGGTTATAAACCTAACGAATATATACTTGAACATATGACAGATTATGATTTATTTGTATATCCATCTATATTTGAAGAGACTTTTTGTGCATCTGCATTAGAGGCTTTAGCTTCAGGTCTTCATGTAATAACCACAAATTTTGGAGCCTTACCTGAGACATGCGCAGAGTGGCCAGTATATGTAAACTATACAGGAAATTTAAAACTATTAGCTGTTTCTATAGCTAGTGCAATTGATTCAGCGTCTGAATATTTACACACAGATGAAATACAAAATCATTTAGATGAACAACAAAAATACTATAAAAAATTTTATCATTGGGATATAAAAGGTATGGAATGGGAAAATTTTTTGAAAGGAGCCTTACGTGTCAAGCAATAAATATATAAATGAAGATACCTATCAAACTTTACAAGAAGTAAACATAGAACCACAATCTAATTATGAAAAAGCAATTGAACCTTTATGGAAAGAAAATTTAGACCAATATAAAGATGTTGAAGTGTTTGTTGCTACACCAGTCCATAGTGAGGTATCTATACACTACACACAAGCATTAATTGAGTTTCAACAAATGTGTTTTAATAAAAAATTAAAAGTATCTTTTCATTTAATTAAATCATCTTTAGTGACACAAGGTAGAAATCTATCTGTAGCTGGATTCTTAGAGTCCAAAGCTACACACTTGTTATTTATTGATTCTGATATTTACTTTCAAGGTAAATCTATATTTACAATGTTAAAAGCAGATAAGCATATTATATCTGTGCCTTATCCTTTAAAAACTTTAATGTGGGATAAAGCATTTCAAAAAATGAAAGAGGGTAGAATAAAATCCCCTGATGATATAAGACGATCCTTACATACTTATCCTATGAAAGTACCTGATGTAAATAATATTAATTTGAATAAAGGTGTTATGGAAGTCACTGATTCTCCAACAGGATGTATGCTGATCAAAAGAGAAGTTATAGAAAAAATGATTGAAAAGTATCCTGATAAAGAAATAGTTCAAAAGACAGTAATAAATGGAAAATATGTAAATAAACCAAACATGTGGAATTTCTTTGATACATTACATGATCCCAAAGAAAAAACTTATAATGGAGAAGACTTTGCCTTTTGTAAACTATGGAGAGACTTGGGTGGTAAATGTTATGCGTATGTAAATGACGCTATTGTCCATGTTGGAGAACATCAATACCAAGGCAAGTTTTACGATGAGTTGATATCAACCAAGTAAAATGGTAATATATGCTATTATTAGGGAAAATAGTATATGGATCCATTTACACTTGCATTAGCCACATTTGGCGTACAAAAACTTAGAGGAAAATCAACTAGAACAGCTTTGCAAGATGCTGCACTTGTAGGTGGTACATCTTTTGGTATAGGTGCACTTTCAAAAGCTGGGGCTTTTGGTACAGCAGCTCAATCAGGACAAGGTTTTATAGGAAGTATTGGTAGAGGTACTCCTTTTAGTAGTATACCTGGAGTAGGAGATTCAAAATTTTTAAGTAACATTATTGGTCAAAAAGGAGATAAAGATAAGTATAAATTACTTTTAGATGCAGCTAAAGAAAAAGGAGTTGATACAGAAGCTGGTAAAAAATTATTAGAAGAAGCTAATCTCATAAAACCAAGTGGTATTAAGGGTGCATCGACAACTGCTAAAGTTTTAGGAGCAACTGCACTTACACCATTTTTAATGGGTGAAGAGGAACCAGTTAAACCTATGTTTACTGAAGAAGACTATAAAAAAGCCTATGAAGAACAATCAGGAAAATTAAAAGATGCATTTACTCCTGTTTCTTTGAGTGAAGCAATGCCGACAAGAGACGAAGTCACAGGTTCTAACATGTTTTATGCTAATGAAGGTGGCTTAGCTACAATGTTACCAAAGTATAATGAAGGTGGTGTAAATTATTTACCTTCAAAAGTTGACCACGATGAAAACGATGTTAACAATTATGTTAGAGCATCAGGATATGTAGAAGATGGAGCTGGTGTTGGTGATAAAGATGAAGACACAATGTTAGCCCAATTAGCAGACGGAGAATTTGTATCAAGAGCAGATGCAGTATTAGGAGCTGGTATAATGTCAGGAGCTGATCCAAAAAATTTTAAAGGTATGAGAAAAGCTGGTGCAGACTTTTTCTATAATCAACAAAAACAATTAAAAAGAATTTACGATATAACAAATGGAAGCAAAAAAACAAATTAAAAAAGGGGTAGAAGTTTTAGAAGTCTATCCAAAAATTTTAGATCAATATTGGAATCTTTGTGAATTCATGTTGAGAGAGGGATTAAAATATGATGGTGATCCTATGTCAATTAAAGAATTAAAAGAATATATCAAAAATGAAAAAGCTGGCTTATTTATGATGTTTGGTTCAGACGATGGTGTTAAGTACAAAGTATTTGGAGTTTGTGTTTTAAGAATTATGCCTCTGCCAAATTATTCTCAATGTGAAGTTATTCTTCTTAAAGGAGAAAAAAGAGAACTTTGGCAAGATGAGTTAGCTGATACAATTGAAAGAGTAGCAAGGATTAATGAGTGTAAAAAAATTGCGGTACATGCAAGACCAGGATGGCAACCTTTTTTAAAAACAAAAGGTTGGGAAGTAAAAAGATATTTATATACAAAGGAGATTAAATAATGAGTTTTATATTTGGAGGAGGGAGTTCAGCTCCAACAACAACTGGAAGTTCTACAGTTACACAAAGAGAAGCACCTGGAGTTGAAGCTAGAAAACTTTCTTTATATGATGAAGCTGCAAGGTTAGCTGCACAACCAGTTAATTTACCCGCAGTTCAAGTTGCGCCTATTTCAGGAATTGAACAAGCTGCTATAAGACAAGCTGGACAAGTAGGTGTTGGTGCTCCTACAGTTGGTGCTGGAATAACTGCTTTACAAGGAGCACAAGCTGCTCCAAACATTTCTCAATTTTTTAATCCTTTTCAATCTTATGTAACAGATGAAATAAATAGACAATCACAAATGGCACAAAATCAATTAAGTGCTCAAGCTGTTGCAAGTGGTGCTTTCGGTGGAGGAAGACAAGGTATTGCTCAAGCTGAATTAGAAAGAGCTAGATTAGCTCAAGTAGGCCAAGCTCAAGCTCAAGGATTTCAAACTGCACTAGGTGCTGCACAAACACAAAGACAACAACAGTTGGCTGCAGGCCAAGCGTTAGGTCAATTAGGTGCTCAACAACAAGCTATGTCTCTTGCAGATATTCAAGCGCAACTTCAAGCTGGTGCAATTCAAAGAGGAATTGGACAATCTCAATTAGAGGCACAAAGACAAACTGCTTTACAAAGATCGTATGAACCATTCCAAAGAATAGAATTCTTAAAAGGTATCATGACAAACTTACCAACTGCAACGAGTACGATCACAGCTTCCACGGCTCCCGGTGCTAATCCTTTAGGACAAGCTCTTGGGGCTGGATTAGGAGCTTACTCAACATATAACTTAATGCAACCGAGGTAACATGGAAAAAGTATTAACAAGAAAAATGTTTAGAGATAGATATTTTAAAATGCATAAGCCTAAAGCATTTAATAAAGGTGGTATTGCTAATATTCAACATTTTCAAGAAGGTGGTATGTCCTCTAGAGAAAAAGCTATCATTGCAGCAACCTTTGCTGCTCCTTTGTTAAAATCAACACAAAGACAAGGAGAGGGTCTTTTAACTGGTGTGCTTAGATCTGTTGGAGAAGGTGCAGAAAAATTACCTTCAACTTTAATTGCGATACAAGAAGAGAAAGAGAAAAATAAAAAAAGCACAGAAAGTATTAGAGCTGCAACTGATGCGGAAAAAGCATCTCTTGGATATAATGTAAAAGATAGATTAATTGTAAAAGTAAAAGATGGAGAGGTTGTTGATATTAAAGATAAACCTACTTTTGGTGAAAGAGAAAAAGCTGGAAAAAGATATACTACGTTAAGTGCAGCTGATGATATTTTAAGAGATATACAAGAAGGTGCAGAATCTGGTCCTATAGCTGGTCGTATTGCAAAAGCAACAGCAGCACTTGGATTAAATCCTAAAGCTGCAAACTTCAACACAAAACTAGAAACATTTAGAAAAGAAGCTATTGCTGCACTAAGGGGTGCACAAGTAGGTCCATTAGAAGAAGCTAGTTTCAACGCTATCTTGCCATCAATAAACGATCCTGAAAATGTAATTGTTGAAAAAATTAAAGTTGCAAAAAATAAAATTCAACAATTAGATGACAGACTAGGTGCTGGCGGTGTTGTAGTAGATCCCAATACTGTAGATTATTATAGTTCAGCATTCACTAAATTTGGTATCAACGCACAAGATATAACATATGATCAAAGCTTAGACTTTTATTCTTTTGATGAGTCAGGCAACTTAGTAAAGGATTAACATGGGACAAATAAATGTAAAAGGTCTTGGTGTTGTAAACATAGAGGGCGAAACTCCTACTGCTGAAGAAAGTAAAAAGATTGGAGAGGCTTTATCTGAAATCAATAGTAATCTAGTAGGTGATGCTGTTGCTGACGAAGCTACACAAAAATATACAAACGATCCATCGTTTGGAAGAATTCTTACAGAAGCTGGTTTATCTATTGTTGGTGCATTAGGAACTGGTGCTAAATTTTTACCAGGTATAGCTGGAAGGGTTGGTATGTTATCACAACCTTTTATAAAAGCATTACTTAAAACTTCAGCTGGAGCTGCAGCTGGTGGTGGTGCTGGTGCTATTGTTGCACAAACATTTGATCCAAAAGAAAATGTAGTTAAAGAAGTTGTAAGAGCTGCAACTGAAGGAGCAGCAGCAGAACTTATTGGTGGACCAATAGTAATTAAAGGTGGTCAGTATGTTTCAAAAATTTTAGGTAAACCTGAAGGATATGCAAAATTATTAGAGGGTGCTAACGAAGCTGAAAGCACATTAAGAATGAAAGCCAATGAAATTTTATATGGTAAAGCTGGAGCTAACTTTATTGCTAAGACTGCTGATGGTGCAATTAGACCTATAAAAGAACAAGTAGAACTACAAGCAAAGAGAACTGTTGATGATACAGCTATAAAAGATTTTATGAAAAAAAATAATATTCCTGAATCCAAATTTCAATCGTTAAAAGACACTGCACAAGAAATGCAAAAGGGTCTAACCCCAGGTGTAAAAACAGAAAATAGAACACTAAATATTATAGAGAACGTTGTATCAAAAGCTTTATTTGGTGGGGGTGCATTAGAAAGAAGAAGAGGATCTGCACAAGCAATAGGTTCTTTTGTTTCAAGAGATATTGTAGATAGTTTTCAAGCTATAACTGCTAATGGAGTAAAAATTACTGACAAAGAAGCTTTAGGTAATTTCTTTTTCAAAACAATTACTGATGCAGACAGAATGTTTAAAACTGCATCTGATGCAATGTATAAAAGAGTAGATGATGCATTAATTAATGCGTCTGGAAAAAATACGAAAATGATGCCAGTATTACCAATTGCTGGTAAAGGAGGTTTACAAGAAACATTAATTAAATTAAGACAACAGGCAGCTTTAGGTATTGAAGAAGCTAATCCTTTGACCCCTACACTTAGAGTTATAAATAGAAAATTTGAACAAGCTGCAACTGAATATGGTGGCAAATTAAGTTATGCACAAGCTAGTGCAATTAGATCTGATCTTGCTGGTCAATTACAAGCGTTAAGAGCTTCTGGCCAAAGTAAAGCTGCAGGCCAATTAAGTGAATT